AGCAGGTGCTTGTTCAGCTTGTGCAGGAAAACTCATCTCTGGCACCGTAGATAACAGTGAACAATCATTCCTTGATGATGATCAACTCGAAGAAGGTTGGGTTCTGACTTGTGTGGCATATCCTACTAGTGACTGTGTAATTCTCACTGAGCAGGAAGAGAACCTGTGAGCACTGGTGGTATGTTAGGGCAATTTGCTATTGCCCTTGATAAACTAAACTGGGATCCCAACGATGATATCTCAGTTGAGATTGGTGGAGTAGCAGTAACAGGAACTGCTACAAGCCCAAATGCAAATCCAAAGTGGGCAAAACCATTTGGAACTATTTCTTATCAGAACGATGCTTTTATTGTAATTAAAAATAAGAGTCGTTCTCCAAAACAAACATCCTGTCCAAATCCTGAACTTAAACAAAAACATCCTTATCAAGGAGAAAAGCAATGAACGAAAAAGCAGAACGTATTAATGGATGGGCAGCAATGATTGGTATTGTTGCTGCAATGGGAAGCTATGCTGTTACAGGACAGATTATTCCTGGTATTTGGTGATTTATTAATTAAAAAAATATGGAGGTATCTATGCGACGTGAGCAATATGAAGTTCCCCAAGTGGAATTTATCTTTCGTGAAAATAGTGAGTTTGTAACTCGTACAACTTCTGATTTATTTGCAGGAAAAAGAGTAGTAATTTTCTCTCTTCCTGGTGCTTTCACTCCTACTTGCAGTGCATATCAACTCCCTGGTTTTGAGGAAAAGTACAATGAATTTGCTGCTCTTGGCGTCGATGCTATTTACTGCATTTCTGTTAACGACGGCTTTGTTATGAATGCTTGGGCAAAAGATCAAGCAATTGAAAAGGTCCAATTGATTCCAGATGGAAATGCACATTTCACTCGTTCAATGGGTCAATTGGTTCGTAAATCAAATCTTGGTTTTGGTGAACGCTCTTGGCGTTATGCAGCAGTAGTAGATAATCAAATTATTGAGAAACTGTTTGAAGAACCTGGAAAATCCGATAATGCTCAGGATGATCCTTATGGTGAGACTACACCAGATAAAGTTCTGGAATATATTAAAACTGCAGCAACAGTAGTAGCATAGTAACAAGAAGAGGCATATGCCTCTTTTTTACTACATAGTATGTGTTTGAGTTGAAAAAAGTGCAAAAACTAATTAACCTTCTTGCTCTAGCATCTTTTGGTGTATCTGCTGCCATTGTAGGAGCAGGTGCTTATGTGTATCTGAATAAGGATGCACTCATTGAACAAGCAAAAGAAGCAGCAACTAAAGCAGCAACCGAAGCAGTTGCTGGTGCTCTCCCTGGCATGATTCAGGGTGCTATGCCTAAGATGCCATCAGTAACTGGTGGTGCTATTCCTGGTGTTGGTGGTGGTAAGAAGTCATCACTACCTGCTGGAATTCCTGGATTCTGATATGAAGAAATTTTTATTAAGTTTACTCACAACAGTTTCCTTTGCAACTCCTGTACTTGCTGAACCAAAAGTAGAATTCTTCACAATGGATGCTACGGGGTGCATGATCCTCCGAGAATGCACTGACAATGTACGACAAATCCGCAGTATCAGCGATATTAAAAAGAATTATCCTGATAGCAATTTTGAGTTTATTAGTGAAGAGTTTAACTCAATGTTGGTATCCCTTAATAAGGTCGGAGTTATGGTTTTTCTAGGAGACGAGAAGTATTTCCCTCCTGGACATCGTGGTGTATACCATACTGTAAGCAATAACTTCTTTCTGAATGAAAGATTTATGCATCGTCCTGGTGTATTGATGACAGTAATGCGTCACGAAGGTTGGCACGCTGCACAGGATTGTATGGCAGGAACTATTAAGAATAGTTTGATTGCCATCATTCATCCTGAAGAAAGTGTTCCTAAAGTGTGGAGAGACATTGTTGAGAAGTCATATCCAAAATCTGCTGTACCTTGGGAAGCAGAAGCAAAGTGGGCAGGTCTTACTGAAGGTATGACTGCTAAAGCATTGGAAGCATGTGCTGCTGGAAATATGTGGGAGGTCTACAAACCTACTCCACTAACTGAAAAATGGTTACGCGATGAGGGTTACATTAAGTGAATCAAAGGCAATGGCAAGCAGTAGAGTCTCTTGTTCGCAAAGAGCAAAAGCTTGCATTAGAAAATGAAAATAAAATATACTATCAAGAACTAAATCAGATTCTTGACGAACTGTACATTTTAGCACATAAAGAAAAATGATCTCTACAATACTTGTCGTTGGGTTCACTCTTATGCTAGTATCAGTGATGGAATACAGATTCCCAGTTAAAGACGCTATTAAAAGATACGAATGACTATCCCATTTTTTATTGAAGATCCAACACAATATCATCGTCCAGAAGTTCGGGTTCCTTATGATATTGTCCAGTACTGTGAGGATTACACTTTAGCAGAAGACAAAACTGATATTAGATTTATTGATTGTGTGTGGATGCATATGGGTTATTATGGTGTTCCTCCACATATTATGAAAGCAGTTAGAGAGGAGCACTTTAATGCTCCTCCTTTAAGACCTATCTTTGAATAAATAATAGCACCCCAAATTTTTTTGGGTACTCAGCCAAGAAAAATTCTGTGAATGATTCTTGATTATGATGAATTTTTTGTTGGAGACCAATTAAAAGGTATGACACATTTAACGAGAGATGTGTTAATCAAAACCATCGTTTCTAATGAAATGCAAGATAAAGGTGGTGAAGATTACACTAAGCAGTTAAAAGAAATAAAACATAAGTGGGAACACTCTTCAAGCGAAGAACTTTGTAAAAAATATAACCAAATACAGAATTCAAATGTCACAGTTGACATTCTTAATCCATAAATAAAAGTGCATTGTTTTGCACTAAATGTCTGATAAAGTTAAAGGAACTCCTGAATTGAAAGAGGAGGAAACACAGGCAGAAAAGAAGAAGGGATTCTTCAGTAAGATTAGGGCTGCTGCCGAAGATCACGAAGGTCAAATGGAAGTCATTAGTACTTTCGTTCGTCTTGGTATCCTCGTCTGGTCTGGTGGCATTCTTACCCTCGCTTACATTAAGTTGCCGCCCGCACTTGGCATCCCAGAGCAAAAACTTGATCCCACTTTCATCGCGTCTGTTTTTACAGGGGTGCTCGCTACCTTTGGCGTCCAGACAGCAAAGAAGAATGGCGATGGTACATTCAAGGGCACTGCTCCTGGCTCTGTCTCAAAAGATGATCTTGAGAAACTCATCGAAAGAGCAGCACAAACAGCACCAGCTCAAACAATTCGTATTGAACAAGCACCAATTCAAATTGCGGGTATTTCGTCGCAGAAGAAGGATGGTGGTGAGCCCCCAGTAATGCCAACGGTATAGGACAATGATGCTTCTTACAATGTTTATTATCGGTCACATGGAACTTGGTGGTGGATACTGTCGTACTGATATGATGATGTATGATAATGCTATTAGCATGGAATACCCTTGTGAGTATTACTCTGAACTTAAGCAATTAGATTTACTCTTAAAGGAAGAATAAAATGTCACCCAAAACTCCAAATGAAAAACCAACAAGGTCTCCACTCAAATGGGCTGCTATTGGTGTGGGAGTTTTATTTGGTGTAGCACATATTGGAATGATTGGGCATTTGATGAAGAAACCATCTTTTCCCAATCTTCCTGTAGGTGACTATACTTCTTATACTATTGAGTATGGAAAGGACGGATATAAGATTCAATACAAATCAAATGATCCACGGGTGATGCGTACTGATAAAGATATCCAGAAGAAGAATGGATTTTTTGGTATTGGTGGTAAAACAGATATAAAACAATCTGAAGAATACACGATGGATGGTGCTCGCCATCTAGGAGTGGATAGTGAGGGAAAGTTGAATGCAAAACAACTAGAGTGCATCAAGGCGGAAGGTGGCGGAGAGAGTGCAGGTAGACAACTTGGTGCTACTCTAGGCGCTGCCGCAGCACCCTCTTTACTTTCTATTCCTTATGTTGGATGGCTTGCTGCTGGATGGGCAGTGATGCTAGGACAAGATCAGGGTGCAAAGTGGGGAGGAGATATTGCTACTATGATGAAGGACTGTGACTGATGAAACACAAATTTGAATATTATAGTAAGTATAAATGACACAAGAACCTGTGTGGGGAGTTATCATACTTCTTTGCTGTGGACTAGCTTTTACAGCATATTGTGTGGCATATATATTAATCATGGCACATAAGGAGATGCATGAAGATGGCCAAGTCCGCAAATAAGGGCAAGAAAGGTCAATCTAAGCAGAATCAAGGTAACGCGACTGCGAAGAAAGCAAAGAACGGGGGTAAGAAAAAATAAATATATGAAATTTTGGATGCTTGGTAATCGTCTCACTACTGAGATGTATGAACGTCAACGATTTATTGAAGAAGCTGCTATATATGATATAGATTTCTCAGTAGTTTTTGCTGATGAAATCGATTTGATTGTCTCTAGAGATGACCGCAAATCCATTCGATATCGTAATGATATTGTTTCTCTCCCAGACAGTGTACTTGCTCGTACTGGGAGCGGTACTGGTTACTTTAATCTATCTGTTCTCAGACAGTTTGAACGATTAAATGTTCCAACCATACCGAATTCGCAATCCATAGAAGCATCTAAGGATAAGATGTATGCTAACCAGATTCTGGCACAAGCAGGACTTCCTATCCCCAAGACGATGCTTACTAGGTTTCCTTGTAATACTGAGTTAGTTGAGAAGCAAGTAGGATTTCCCTGTGTTATTAAGGTAGTTACAGGGTCTCATGGTGCAGGGGTTTACTTGTGTGAAACTCCAAAACAGTTTGAAGATTTGTCGGAACTTATTTCTTCTTTGGACTTTAAGAACTCCATGATTGTTCAGGAGTATATTAAAGAATCTGAAGGAAGAGATCTCAGGGTAATTGTTATTGGTGGTAGAGTTGTTGGTGCTATGCAACGCAAGTCTACTGACGGTTCATTTAAAGCCAACATTTCCCGTGGAGGTCAAGGGGAAGCATACGATGTTGATGATCAAATGGAGTTACTTGCTATTCAAACTGCAAAAGTTCTTGATCTTGATATTGCTGGTATTGATCTTTTATTTCATAGTGACGGATACCGAATCTGTGAAGCAAACTCATCCCCAGGATTCAAAGGTTTTGAAGCAGCGTTAGGAATAAACATTCCCCAAAAAGTATTTGATTATGCAAAAATGAGGTCTAATATACAATAAATATGTATTAGATATTGGATAAAAATGGGCACAATGGTTCCGCCTAGCAGGAAGTCCTGCTATAACTTTAGAGTAGTAGAGATTAACAAAGTTCTTGATGGAGACACTATTGATGTCACCATTGATCTGGGATTTGATCTCTACAAGAAAGAAAGAGTTAGAGTTGCTGGAGTAGATACTCCAGAGAAACGCACTAAAGATGAAGAAGAGAAAGCATTAGGTTATGACGCTACTCACTGGTTGGAAGAAAGACTTAAGGGCGCTATTGACGGGGACGACGATCTCGTTATTCGTACTGAGCT